GTCGGCAGCGTCAGATGTGTATAAGAGACAGCTACCTGTGCTGAAACGGCATATTTAGGCGGTTTTAGAGTGGGTATAACTTTTTGAAGTCTGGTGGGGCGGACTTTAAAAAAGTTGTATATAAAAAATAGGCGAACCTCGTTGTGAAGCTCACCTATTCAATTTTAGCTAAATCCACATCTTCGATATCACGATAACGGCATGCCCGTGCTAAGCGTTTAGCTTGTCCGGGAGTCAAAACAACCTCATCCTTGCTTTTATGTATCTCACAATGATAATTGTTATCATCTTCTGGTAAACTTAAAACAGTTGTATCAGCTTCTAGACAATTTCTATATGACACGTCAGCAACGCCCTTAATACCAGAAGCTGTATCTTTAAAACGACATATAAAATTTCTAATTACATCACTTTCATCTCTATCTTTTTTACAATCGACAGAACAACCTTTAGAATCTTTAAACGCTGCTGAGGTAATAGTGCCATTTTGTTTAATCATATTAGGATTCGGGGGAACTTTTCTGTAAAATTTTTCTTCATCATCAAAATTATCCATAAAATTCATCCACCATTTCTCTAATCTGTTCAAAATTTATAACCGATTCACATTCATTTCCTTCAAAATCAATGTGCAATACCGATACATGTCCATCATCATAACATTCAAACTCTAAATAACTACCATTATCTCGCTCATACTCAAGTTGAATACTACCCCTTCCCGTTGGAAAAACTTCAGGCTGATTTTCTAAACAAGCAAGCACACCTTTCACCTTTAAAATAAGAGAATTACTAAGTGGTTGTGCACCATAGCCATCCCAGTTTTCTTGTAATTCACTAAATGAACTTAACACATTAATATTATTGTACAAATCATTAGATATACTTAACTCATTACAATTTGAAGGTGTAGCTGATAACACAACATTACATGACACCGTATCATTACGGGTTATACTAGAGGGATTAGTAGGATTAGTCGCTATAGCAAACACGGCAGCTACATTACAAAAAAATAAACTTGTCATATTACCGCCTCCTCTTAAAATAAAACAATTCGCTTACCTCGAAAATACAGGCAGCTTGTTTTCTCCTTTCAAAGAACCATCAACATAAACCTTAGCTGTATACTCTCCTTCTGTCAGCACTACTGTGTTCCTTATATCAACAGCAAATTCAATAGGTGTAAACACAGAACCAGCAACGTTCATACTAGCACCAATTTCTATATCACTTGTTTGAAAAATAATATTTCCATCAGGTGCAATAACCTCAATTTTAAATGAATGACTTGTATTAGCTGAAAGATTTTCTATTGAACAGTAAAGCGAGAATGAATAGTTACCAGGTATAGCATATGGAATTATTGACGATAGAGGTCGAGAGATTGCCGGAGATAATTTACCATTAACTATGTTATTCTGTATAGAATCACAAAAAATAATTGATGTTCGTACATCCATAGTACTCAACTCCTTATAATATTTTAAGTATATTATAACATGTTTTCTAGTATTTGTACACAGCCACATAAGTAAATATTTTAATAATAAATAATATATTTTAAAATATTGTACATATGCTGTTCTGTTTATTTGTTAAAAAGCCCTTATCTATACGCAAACAAAATCAGCCGACTCAGACCCATAAAAGTCCGAGTCGGCTGAAATTTTACCTACTTGATTTTTATTTTCTGCCCTGCATAAATAATGTTCGGGTTCTTGATACCATTGTTCTTGACAAGCTTTGCAACAGTAGTCTTGTAGTGCTTAGCGATGCCTGAGAGCGTATCACCACGTTTCACCGTATAAGTCACTGTCTTCTTGGTGAAGCTTGTAGTCGGCTTGCTAGTCGGGCTGACAGCCTGCTTTTTAAAACCATTCAAGCCCTTAGCTTTGATAGCCGCAGGATAGTCCACATAGCAGATGTCCATATCAACATTGCCGCTGATACCGCTGACCTTGCCACTGCTTGTGTACTGCCACATGCCATATGTTCTGCCGTAGTTGCAACGTGAGCCGTACTCAGCGACCCACAGAGCGTATCTCTTAGCAACAGAGGCAGATATGTACTGCTGTAAAGGAGAACGGCTGATATACAGTCCTGCCCAATAGCCTGCGTGTTCAAGTGCATTGCAGAAAGTCTTGACAAGGCTGTTGCAAAATGCTCTGCCCTTTGCGAACTGTGAACGCTCCTCGAGATCGAAGTATATCGGATACTCAAACGTCTTGCCCTTGATAGCGTTGATACAGGTCTGAGCCTCTGCCTTTGCTTCAGCGACAGTTGCCGCATAGCTGTACCAGTAAGCACCGACCTTTAGCCCTGCCGCCTTAGCTGCCTTGTAGTGGCTCTCGAAATATGGGTCTTTCTGATTAGCGTACTTGCCATAGCCTGCACGAATGATAACGAAATCGACCCCCGAAGCCTTGACCTTCTTGAAGTCAACGCCCTGCTGATACTGCGAAACGTCAATGCCCTTAAATGTCTTTGCCATAAAAATTACTTCCTTTCCAAATCGTCAATTCTATGATTAGCCACCTTGATTTTCTCATCAATCAAAGCATAATCCTGTTCCAGCTTGTAAGTCCGTGCAATAACGGAATTGTGCTTGTCCACACGCTCAGACAGCTTGTCTATCTTGTACTCGATAAGCTTTTGGCTATCGTACTGTGCCTGCTGCATAGTCTTACGGCTGTTTGCCGCAATAACAAGCTGACACGCTACCGCAGACGCAGCCGTTATCAGTGCGACTATAATTGCTTCCGTCACTCGTCATCACCTGACTTTCTTTTGGCTGACTGCGTGCCGAAATAGAACGATATCACCACAGTAAACACCGTGATGAACTGATCTGCTGAAATCGTGCGGCGCAGTGCCAACACGCAGAACACCGCTGTCAAGAACAGTGTTACAATGGACTTTACATCAATGAGCTTCGCTAACTTCTGCTTCATGGTATACCTCCTTTGTGATTTCTTTGAACTGCTCCGGATTTATAACGCCTGCCTTGACAAAATCTTTGACCTTTGCCAACGAATACACGCCCAGATCATAGAAACGTTTAATAATGCTGTAATACATCACTCGCCCTCCTCGCCTATCAGCGTGCCTGTCTGCCTATGGCATCTATGCGGTTTAACGCATCCATAGCCACGTCAGGTGACGGCACGGCATTATCGCCTATAGCCGCACCGATACGCAGTCTGAATATGCGTGATTTTTTCACTAGGATATATTCATCGCCCGACAGTTTCTTAGCGGCTATCTGACAGCTGACTGTCTGCGCTGACCGCAGGATATCCGCTGTTGGCGTCCATGTGCCGCCTGTGATATCGACCTCATATGTCACGCCGTCGCCGTAGTCGATAGTCAACACATAGCGGTCTGCGTCGTCTATCTCCATGCCCTCGACCGACACAGGTCGGGCATTTGTTTCACCAACGTACCCTAGTAGGGCAGTGCTCAGCGTTACGTCATAGTCTGTGTTTAGTGTTATCGTCATTTAATCACCCCTCTTTACTCTATTGCAATATAGTCAACATAGTATGTTCCTGTTGGCACATTTACTAATGACCCGTTATTAGATCCCATGCAGACGGTCAGATAGTACGACTTTCCCGAACCACTAACGTGGGTGCAGTAGTTCTGATATGGTGTTGGTGCGCCTGTCTGCCGTAGCGTTGCTATTACCTGTTTAGGTGCAAAGGTCAGTCCAAGCGGTATCTGCATCAATGGATTTGCTTTCGTCATCTTGTATTCCACAGTGCCATAGTGTATCTTGCCGGCTCGGCTCAGTATCTCATCGATTTCCTCCCCGGCGTGTTGCATCGGATAATCGTTTTCAGTGATATCCTGCGCCAGTGTCAAATTTTCATCAGCCATTATCTCGCCCCCCTTAAAGCTGTTCTTCTACCGACAAACCTACCGCCGAAATATCAGCACTCAGTCCGCCGTCAAAGGTAAATCCTAAATTCGTTATTGGTATGTCATAGCTGTCTGTGCCGTTGGTGTAGGTCACCACGTCACCTATGTCGAAACGTGGGTCACCAAGTCTGTGGTATAGCTCAGTGGTGTACCACGAAAATCCACCTATCCTGCGCCACAGAGATTGCAAAAGTGACTCTGTCATGTATGGATTTTCAAATTTCAGCACACGCCCTTGTGTGGTATCTGTCACACCAAGCGACAGCGTTACATCATCACTGACTTTGCAGATAATGCCCACGATAGCGTTCTGCCGTTCGCTGAGTGTGGGCAGGTCTATTGTGTTGTTATCCAACGTTTTCACTGATTTGCCATACCACTTTCGAACGTACTTTCCGTACCTGTCAACATACCCAAACTCGCCCTGAGCAGAAGCCAGATAGGACAGCATCTGGCGCATGGTCACGTCCTTTGGCACTGAGCTGACCTTGAAATAGAAATACTTTGAGTACAGCACCTTGCCGTTCTTATCTATCAGCCTTCTGCCGTTCTTGTCACGCAGTAGTCGCACCTCTGTATAGTCATTGCCGTTCTGCAATCCTAATTGTCTGCAGATGTCGTCCTCAACTGCTTTATTCCAGTTTGGCATAGGGATATGCGGCACATATGGCTTGTCCGAAAAGTACAGCTTATCCGCCATTGTCAGCTGAACGCTGCCGCCCGACTTTTTCGACTTAACACAGGTGAAATGTCCCATTGGTATCTTTTCGCCTGCAAGTATGCCGCTAGTTTCGTAGTCTACGAGATACAGATATGTGTCATACTCTTTGCCAAGAAACGCTGTTTCTGTGTCACTTATGGTCATGTTCCACGATTGCGAACACACGGCACCTAGTTCGATGTCGTCAGACAAGGACGTGCTTTGAGCTGTACTGCTTGCAGATACTATCTTGTCGCCTGTAAGTATGCTGTTTGTGTCTTCAAGCTCCATTCTCCACGTTCTGCAATAGCTCTCTATCTTTGATGATACAATGTCGCTTACTGTGTACATTTATGTCACCTCACCTGTACCGGAATAGGCATAAAGGTCAAGGGAAAGCACCTTGCAAAGCTGTCTTTTCTTATCCCAACCCCACTGCTCGTATGTTGTACCCTCTGCCCTAAAACGTACCGTGACCATGTTGAACGTTTCATCAAGGTAGGTAACAGGAAAATCAGCGTCCTGCACATTCAGAACATAGCTGTTTATAGCTGCCACTTCCTGCGGCTTTAAGTTTGCCCACTCTATGTGCAGCGTGGTCTGCAAGCCCTTTACATCGCCCACATATCGGCAGGTAGACGCAAGCCCTGCATTGTCGGACATTATTTTCTTCTTGTCTATGGTGAATGTTGTCGGCACGGCTATTTCAGTATCACCAAATTTAAGATACGCCATTTTGACCTCCTTACATAAGCGGCGACTTGCCGTTAAGCTTTGTCTGAGAGTTTATATCCTCGACTGCTGCCTTGCCGACAACTCGCTTGTCTATCATCACATTCACGTTAAGAGGCTGTCTGCTGTTCTTATCACCCACCGAGGCGTATTCTGCCAGTGCGTTAAGGATAGCCGATCTCATAGCTGTGTTTGAGGTGTCGGGCATAGTCTGAGCCGCTGCCTGCTCTCTCAGCGATGAAACGTCAATGCTGTTATCTACCTTGCTTGCGCTTTGTATCGCAGACCTTACCATGTTTTCAGACGCCTGCACCGCAAGATATGTTTCGTCAGCCACGCCCAGTGCATAGCCCTCTCCCACATATCCGCCCAGCGTGCGGAAAACTCTTGAAGGCGAGTGTGAATCCTGTGCAAGTCTTGCGGCGTTTATGCCCCTTATGACCATTTCATTTACTGTGGCACTTACAAATGACATTCTGCTCTGTATGCCGTCTGCGTAGCCGTCTGCGGCGTACTGTCCTAGTACTTCATACGCCGTCCGCATACTGTAGTAGTTTTGTGACGGCAGGTCAACAAGGTCTGCAAGGAGCTTTGCAGAAGAATCTTTCATCTTGCTCATACTACTGTCAACGTAGTCATTCATTTCGTCAAAAATGCCCTTGCTCTTGGCAGAGTATTTCTTGAGTTCCTTATCTGACATATCAACAAACGCCTTTGCGTATCCTGCACCCTTTGGACCCATTTCTTCAAGATTATTGTAAAAGTCCTGTGAGATAATGCCGTCTGCGACCTTTTTCTTCAGCTTAGCAAGGTTGTTTTCCCAGTCGGTAAAGCCGTTTATGTTATCGTCAAGATTTGCGATAAGCTGTTCGGCGGTCACATCTGACTTTCCACAGAACTCGTCAAGAAGATCTATCTGTCCGAACACAAGATCGTGCTGGGTTTTGTATGCGTCTGCATACTTGCCGCAGATGTCATTTATCTGCGACAGCGTTTCTTCCGAGAGTTCTGCTATCGAGCCTGTTGTAAGAGCATAAGCGTCGGCAAATTCTTTCTGAGCGATGTTTGCTTCCTCTATGGACTGTCTTACAGAGGAAAGGTCATTGTTTGCTGTTGTAAGTGCACCGTGAGCGGTGTTGAGGGACAGTGCAAGTGCGTCAAAATCATCACCTGTCAAGCCGTCAGCCTTAGCCTGTTTGTACCTTTCCAAAGCCTCGTCATACTCGCTCTGAGCCGCCGCTTGGTTTCTCAGAGCCTCCGCAAGCTTATCCTGCAAGTCCTTTGTATCCTGCATATCCGCATAAGCGTCAAGCATATCGCTTACTGCGGCTGTGTTGTTTTTCAAGCCGCCTGTCTGATCATCTATGGTCAGATTAAGGCCCTCTATATCGCCGTTGAGCTGATCTATAATGGATTGCATTTCGGCTTTTTCATCAGCACTTTTATTTTCAGTTTCATTCAGCTCTTTGAGCCTGTCATTGAGCACACGATAGGAGTCGGCTTGCTTTTTATTGCTGTCTGTGCTGTCGGCAAGCTCCTCGTGAAGACTTTCAACGGCACTTTTGGTGGAAAGACATTTGTCCGAAAACTGTTTGACGCTCTCGGACAAATTCACTATACTGCTTTCTGTGACGTCTATCTCATTGGCAAAATGATTTATGATCGCACTGCCTATAAGTGCAACTCCTGCAGCGATACCTGCCGCAAGATTTTGAGTTATAGCCATTTCGGCATTCATGGCCGTTGCCATAGCCTTGCCTTGTATCATTTGCAGAGTAAGCCCCTCAAAGGACTTTGTGACCGCAGACACCTTTGACACCGCAATGAATGTCACAATTGCCGCTGTTATGGATTTAAGGGCGTTGTGAACACCCTCTATAACACCCTCTATATTTTCTGCGTCAACGCCCATTTTCTCAAAAAGCTGACCAACTGCTGAATCAAATACCTTTGCCGTTTGAGATACAAAGCTCTTTGCAAGTCGCTTTACGTTACCGAAAAATGTTTCTGTCGAACCTATCAGGTCATTGAAAGCCTTGTCAGCATCACCACCTGATGTAAGCACACCAAGAAAGTTCTTGGCGGCAGCTTTCATGCTTGCAAAGGAGCCTGAAAAGGTGGTGCTTGCCTCTTTGGCTGTTGTGCCTGTGATATCAAGGTTTTGCTGAATTGTGTGGATAGCGTTGTATACGTCACTCAGATTATCAATGTTGTATTCAACTCCGCTGAGCTTCTGAGCGTTCTGCAAGAGCCGTTCCATTTCAGACTTTGTTCCACCGTAGCCAAGTTTGAGGTTGTCAAGCATTGTGTAGTTCTGCTTTGCGAAACCTTGATAAGCGTTTTGTATAGACTGCATATCCGAGCCGAATTTGTTGGCGTTGTCGGACATATCCACCATAGCAGTGTGAGCGACCTCAGCCGCCTTTTGAGTGTCACCGCCAAGAGATGAAAGCAACGACGCAGAAAAGCTCGTGACGTTCTCCATATACTCGTTTGCACTTACTCCTGCGGTCTTGTAGGCATCTTGTGCGTTCTTCTTGACGATATCAGCGTGCTTTTTAAAGAGCGTTTCAACACCGCCAAGGGATTGCTCAAGAGCCGCACCCTCAGTGAATGCAGAGGTGACGACCTTGCTTATAGCCGCTCCCACACCTGCCGCCGCTATAGCCTTTTTGAGTTTCGTTGCAAAGCTTTCGCCTGTTTTCTCGCCTGCGCTGTCACCCTCGTCGGGCAGGTCCTTAAAGAGTTCCTTTATCTTGCTTGTTATCCCCTCAGAGATAGGTATTATCTGCACATATGCGTCTGCAAGCTTAGTTCCCTCCGCCATTATTTTTCACCTCCGATAATTCTTTGTCTTTCCATTTCAAATTCTTCGATACTTCCAAAGCCTCTCGCATTATTCTCTTTATCAGAGCCTATAAGCTTTGATACAACGGTTTCGGGCATATTTATCCCCCTTGCCCCGTCTTTGGTTTTCGCCCATTGAAGCCACGCAAGCTTATCGTATATCATTGCGGCAAGCAAAGTGTCAATGGTGTATTTATCTCTGGAGAGGGACATTTTGCAACGGCTGTCCGGACGCAGACCCACAAAAAGTGTCGCTGCCATTTGAGCTGACAGCGACCTGTAATCCAAAACGTGATAGACCTCTGCAAAATCGCAGACAAGAGATATCTCATCACGGTATATCATATGGGCAAGTCCGCAGACAGCCCTCAGACGTTTTTTGGCTTTTCACTTTCAGAGCCTTTGCCACCGAGTATATCGGCAAGCTCTATGAACATTTTGTTCTTTGACACACAGCCTGTATCATTATCCTTGCAATGATTTTTGAGTTTGTCAAGCTGTCGCTTGTCAAGAAGCTGTCTTGCCACCTTTACGATAGCGCCCACATTGCCCTCATCGACTTCCACGAGCGATTCAAGCAGTTCCCAACTGTCAAGAGCCTTATCTTCGACTTCATATTCAAAGCCGCTTTTTGTGATACCTTTAAGCATAAGTTTCTCCTTTCACTATTCTGCTTTGAAGTGGATATACTCATAGTGAGAATTGCCGCTCTCGTCATTGACGGCAGTAAGCGTTATATTGTAACCCACTGCGTCTGTATCAACATACTTGACCTCGCCAAGTGATGTCACAGAAGCACACGGCACTACGATACGCTTTAAAGCTCCGCCTTTGAGTATAAGCTCGAATACATACACAGCTTCTTCGTCTGAGCCGCCGTTCACCGCCACTGTGATGTCATTGCTCGCATTAGCAGTTACGTTATCAGATCCGTAGACAGTTTTAAGGACCTCTTCACTTAGCCCTTCTATAAGGGTCAGCGTAAAGGTATCACTGCCTGCATTCGTCATATTAAGCACTACATCTCCGCCCCATGCAGCTACCTTATTGCTTGAACGGTCATTGCCGTTTGACAGTCCGTCCTCTGAGCAGTAGCCAAGACACTTATACGCCTCTGTAAGAGCCGTTGTAGCGTCTGTAGGCAGTGCAGTACCCTTTTTTGCACGATATACCGCACCGCCTATCTTAGGCTTGCCTGCGGTAACGTTGTTTGCATTATTGGTGTTTGCCATTGTTATCTCTCCTTTTAATCGTAAAATCGTATATCGAATACTGCCTGATAGCGGTATCGTTTTGTTTCTTCGTCGGTGTAATTATAATCGCTGTTCAGCTTGCAGGATATAACATCATCAAGCACCACAGCGTCACGCATAGCCCCTTTAACGGCGTGGTTGAGCTTTGCCGCCTCATAAAGGCTCTTGCCGTATGACTGCACTGCAAACGTTGCTGATGATATCCCATTGCTTTCAGACGAGCCTATCTTTTCAAGCAACACGAAGGTTTCCGTAGTTGCTAGGGCTTCTTCCGTAAGAACAGGAACGTCTAAGGCTTCGCTGAGATAGTTCAGAATTATCTCCTCTATCATTTGCTCAGCACCGCCTTTAAGATAGCATTGTTCTGCTTTGTTTCTTTTCTCGCCTTATAGGTCACAGCCTTTATACTTGCATTCACACGCTTTTTGCCTGCATAGGTGGATACTTCATAGCCGTCACCTAAACGTTTGGCAGCCTTGTCTGCAAACTCACGGCAGATGTTCTCCGCTTCTTTGGACTTTAGCATTTGCATTACGCCCTTTCGGTCAAGAACTATCTTTACCTTATCCATAGCGTTCCACCTTGACTTTCTTGTTCCAGCTGAGCGGCAGATTTTCTTCAATGCCCTGCGTAGGGATACCAACAGTTTTGAACGTCATTCCCCAGAACTCAACTTCTGTGTTCTCCCAGGTGTGAGTGTCGCCTTTCGGTATAGCAAGCACATAAGCTATGCGCTTACCCGATAAGTTAAGCTCACTTATAACATCATCAGATGACGGCTCGCCCACAAGAACGTTGTCAACAAGCTCCCAACTATCCTCATAAGTTGGTCTGCCAAAGCCGTCAACACCTGTCTGCGTCTGCACTTTAAGCTTCACCGAAATTCCCTTTATCATTGTTCTCATAGTCATATACCTCCATAGCTCCCCACCTCTGACGAATGATACCAAGCTCTTTCAACTCGTTTTTAAGAAAATATAAAGATTGTCCTGAATTGAGATAAGTCATTGACACCGAATAGCCCATAGCTGCCTGCGACGCCTGCACAGCAGGTGGTGCATTATCAGCCGAACAGTCAAGACTTCTCACAACAGCCTTTGAGATTATCGCCTTTACTGTCAACGCATAGTCTTCATCACTTGTCACAAGGGCATTGACATCAACGCCGTAACGCTTGCCTATAACACGGAGCTTTGCGCAGGCGGTCTCGATAAGACTATCCGCCGCCTGCTGCTCCTGTGATGTAAGCTTTCGTCCGTATACTGCTATGTCGTCGATAGTGGCATAAACGCTGCTCATTCTGTTGCCTGAACGGCCTGAACGGCTGCAAATGCCTTAGGGTCAAGGATAGCAAAGCCGATATAAGCCTCTGTTCTGAGATACACCTCATTGTGACCTTTCAGATCTCTGCCTGAGTTATCAGGGTCGCCGTACTGGATAACTTCAAGGGGCAGCTCCTTTGCGTAGCCCCACTTGAAAGCTCTTGCAAAGTCGCCTACGATAGCCCTGTCTGTACCCTTATTAAAGTTTACGGTGGAATTTACATCGCAGGCTGTGCCGTTAAGGCTGCCCGGGTTTGCACCGAGAGCAAACTCTGGATACTGCTTTACGCCGTTGACCTTGAGTTTTGCAAGAGAAGAGGCAAACTCCTTTGAGAACGCAAAGCCTGTAACGTCGTAGTCGCCAAGCTTAGCAACTGCATCTTCGAGGTTGCTTTCAGGGTCTGCGCTGTCAAAGTCTACCTTTGCGGTGTTGTTGGCAACTGCCTTGTCGATATAGTTATCGCCGAGAGCTGCAACAACTGTCTTTTTTCTCGGGTTTATTCCGTGAAAGCCGAGAATGTCGATCGCACGAGCGAATTTGATAGCTGCGCCCTCTGCAAAAGACTTGATGACTTCAAGCTTTTTCTCGTCTGTTCCGTAGATGAACTCGTCGCTGAAACGTGCGCCGTATTCTATCTTCAGCGGACGCATCGTCACCTTGCCGGGTTTAGCACTGCCTGCGGATTTAGCCTCGCTTTCACCGATAACGTCCGCCTCATCGTCCATAGAGAAAACGAAATAGTCATTGCCGTTAAAGGACACAGGATCTCTTCTGCTGAGCTTTGCAAGGGTGGAATGACCCTTTACTGTTGAAAAAATGCTTGTTACTGTTTCAGGCTCAAGAAGTGTGCCTCTCTTAATTGTTTCTGCCATGATTATTCTCCTTTCAGCTTTTCAAGTGTTTTTCTAAGTGCGTTTTCCGCACTGTTTTTGCTTGGGTCGCCCTCTGCTCTGAAATCAGGGGCATTGTGTGATGTCTTAAAGTATTTTGACATCTTTTCTGCATCGGCTCTTATAGACTTTTCGTCCTCGCCGCTGAGCCTGTCCGAAAGCTCCGCAGGAAGTCCGTACTCCTGTGCGGCTCTCAGTTTGCAAAGGCTCTGTTCAGCCGCCTTGCCCTTTGCCGTAAGGTCTGCTATAGTGGTTTCATAGCCCTTGACCTTTTCTGCCATATCAGCAGGGGAAACATATCCCTCAAACTGCTTTGTGACAGCATTTGTGTTTTCCTCCAGCTTTGCATTTACTATCTTGTCAAGCTGTTCCTGCGTCGTGACAGGTTCAAATTCTTCTGCCATAATATCATTCCTTTCAAATATCAGTAGCTTATCTTTTGCTTTTTCTTTTCTTTAGCGTTCGCACAGCTCCAATGTGCAAGCACCACCGACTCTAACAGCGAAATGTCAGCACCCTCCATAATAGAGCTGTAACCAAAACCTCCGCCTGAGCCTATGGCTCTGTGTTCGCAATTTGAAACAGCCTGCTCAAGTGCAGGTTGTTCTGCGTGGCATATCTTATCAGCAAACAGACTTTGCTCAAACTGAGCTGACGCCTGCACCACCTCAGCAACCTTTGGCAGCACAGCCTTGCACTTAACTCCTGCGTCTTTCATATCACTTTCAAGCACAGCCTGTCCGTTTGCACCGTCTATGGTCACTTGCCTTGCGTGAGGATTCCTGAGATATGAGATCATCCAGCCGTTCCCCTCTCGCACAGGGCGGCAGTCAATAGCTTCAACGAATATTTTGCCGTCAGAAGTTTTAACGGCAACTGCAAGAGAAACATTTGCCGTATATCTTGCATACTTAACGCCGAAGAACAGTTCAGGCGTGCCTGAAAGCTTTGGTGCTGTATCGATCTGATAGTTATGCCATTCCTCCCGGCTTATGGCAGACTTCTGATTGTATCTTAACCACAGTCCTAAACGCTGGATATTATCGTCTGTCTGGTCTTTGCCAAGCTCTGAACGTATCTTACGCTCGGTTAATATCGTGCCGAGTGAGGGATTTGTTTCATACCAAAGTTCAGGGTCATGTGCGTCAGCCATTTCAGGTATGCTCCACTCTGCCCAGCCGCTGTCAACGTTAGTTCCACTCAGAGTGTCACGGCGGTACTGATAGAACACAGTTCCAGATGATACCGCAGTGGGAGGAGTGCCGCACATCAGTGTCTGAGGGTTTGCAGAATCGGTAACAACGTATTTCAATGCACTTTCTTGGTCAGCCGTGTACTCCTGAGCCTCGTCTATAACGAGCAGGTCATAGCCCTCACCAAGTCCGCCTTTTGATGAACGTGTACGGAAGTTGATAAGACCTCCGTCATTATCTTTGAGCCACTCGATACGTTCAAGGCCAAACTGTTTTGTGGTCTTGAAGTCCTCTTTTTCGGTATATCCTGCCTTTGCAAGACGTTCAATGACCTTTTCCCATGCGTTGTGAGAGGTGGTCGTTCTGTGTGCCGTATAAAGAACACGCTCTCCGTGGATAAGTCCCCAGAGAGCACGCATTATAAGTATTTCAGATTTTCCGTTACGTCTTGGCACGCTGTAGCCGTATTTCATATGCGTCCACAATCCCTCGTCATTGGTCGCCATTATGTCATATAGCTGTATTTCCTGCCATTCCTGAGCAGTTCTGCCTGTGCTGTTATATAACTCTACAGCCTCGTTGCCCTTAGTCTGCTCATAAGGCAGGACAAGGGCTGTGGTGGGGGTCTGCCTGCCGACTCTCTTATCCTCAATAGGGAATTACCTCCTTTTGGGTATGAAAAAAGCACCCGTTAAGGTGCTTAGTTCCGATGTTTGATTAGTCTATTGTCTGCCAATCTTCCGACAGCATATCTGCTTGACTTGCAAGCCACCCAAGTTGTACACCCGAAGTTCCCACAAACGCTAATGCTTTATTGCCCATATCCTTATGGTTTACATTTGTCACAGTACCATTGGGGGATTTATAACTAACATTAGTGGCAAGCTCAACATACTGTCCTTTGCCGTTCCAGCCTTTTCTTGCTATTTTCTTACCTCTCTTTGCTTCTTCAATTGCCTGTCCAAAATTCATATTTATCCGTCCTTTCTGATTTTGGGTATAAAAATACCGCCTCGCCGTAGCGGAGCGGTTATTAACTAATATTTGAGTTCAGGAGGTAACTGCTTTTCTCGAATGTCTGTCTCTGATACTTCTATACGAGAAATATGAAAAGCTTTTTTACAGTCATTGCACCAAACATCTCCATATCCTTTACCACTGCTTATTTCAAGCAATCTGTAATCTGTATTTTCTTGTCCGCAATATGGGCATTTGCCTGCCTTATGGAGCTGCTTTATACTCGCTAGATTGTCAAGCCATTTCATACTATCACCTCTTTGTAACCAAGCTATAAAATAATCGTTCAAACCTATAAGCTTGTTTTTCCATTAAATCTAAGTTTTGCTGAGCATATGCTTTGCCATGTTTCTTTAGCTGTAAAACGTGGCACTTTTCATGCAATATGGTTTTTACTAATTCCTCTTCAGAAGAAAATGCACTTGGGAACAAGTCTATTCTTCCTATGTTATTATAGTCTGTTGAGCCATAAAAAGGAAGTGCAAGGAGTTTTTCAGAACGCTGAATCTTAAAGGTTATTCCGCTAGCATCAATAGAATATTTTCTACATATGTTCAGAATTTCTCTTTTCTGCATTGGCACTGTCAACGTTGAGAACGCACCTATGTTTTGCTCTTTTCGTTCAAGGTTTCTTCCTGATTTCATTATACCACTTTTTTTCGATTTGTCAATCCTGCTAAGCACTTCTTTTTCCTTAGCTCTCGCCTGCTCAGGTGTGAGCCTTGTGACCTGCTTGCGTGTTTCGATCTCTTTGCCGTTTTGAACGTCTGAATAGCTTATTTGATCATATGTGCCTGCCTTTTCATTGACGTAGGTTATCTCACAGGTGCAGCGCTTATGCCGCCGCCACACGTCCTTTGGAACATCAGGATAGACGTACTTTCCTGCAAGCTTTGAACACCACGCACAGCATTTGCTGTGGTCTGAGCGGATAACGTACACCCTAAGTCCTGCTTTACTGCGAAAATCAGCATTTGTTTTGACATAATCGGTAAAAATCGAGCCGTTTATGTTCTCAACTGACGCAGTGAACTCGCTGAGCGACGTCTTGTCGGTAAGGTTCTTTTGAGCAGTTACTTTTGCAAGATTTTCTATCCTCTCAGAGGGGAAATCTGCTCTTTGTGGCTTTATGCCTATGCCTGCCACCTTATCAAGCTGCTTTTGGATATTTTCAGCCACAGAGTTTATAAGATCGTAGTTATCACCGAATATATCACCGAGTATCTCAGCAATAAGCTGTTCATCTGTAAAAGCCTTTGGGCTTTCGATTATGCTTTTTTCAAAGACCTTTTTCAGCACGGTTCCTGTTGCCTGTGCAAAATCATCAACATCAGCGAGGTTTGCGTTACCGCTTTCAAGCCTTTTTATAATGCTCTGCAAATGTTTGTCGCTTTTTGAAAGCTTGACAAGGTCGCTTTTTATTTTGTCTGAAAGTGCGCTCATTTGCCGTCACTCTCCATACCTGTGAGAGCCTTTATGTTTCTTGCGCCTAAGTAATCAGGAACAGCCTGATTTATTTTCAAGATAGCGTCGCCCACACCAGAAAGTGCCGCAGCGTCAGGCTCGAAGATAGGCAACCATGCGACCTTTGTATCTCTGAACGCATCTCTTTGATATGCGTATCTGTCACGGATACAAACGGCAAGATAGCCCACATTGAGCAGACCTGTTCCGAACGTCCTCTGCGCCTTGCGTGCCGTTAATCGTAGGTTTTCATGGCCTGCCTTGATAGCCTCTGCGCTGGAGGGGTTTTCGGTGGCAAAGCCCAAGTCATCAAGGGTCAGTCCTGTTTCTCCTGCGAACAGGCTTGCAAGTGTTCTCAGCTGCTCAGTATATGGCGTCATTGATTGCTGTTGAAACTGTCCTACAATGGGGTGATCGCCGTCGCCGTCTTTCGTAAAATTCAGAAAAGAGGATATCGTAGCAAGGCGGTTATTGAACTCTGCGTCCTCAGATAATCCAAGCACATATTTTTGAGGAAAGCTGTAAAATTCAGCCGACACCTCAGAGCGTTTTATAGTTCTGAGAGCTGTCTGCGTATAGGCTATGCAGGCTCTTGAAATACGGCTGTGACCGAACGGACGCTTTGCGTCAGGACGATATATTATCGGCACGAGCAGTGCATATGGTGCAGCGTTTGGTATACGCTGAACAAGCACACCATGGGAGTATATTTCCGTCATGCCTGCCATGAAATAAGCCTCTGTCTTTACAACACCCATGCTGTCACGCTCAAGCACTGCATAGCCCTCGGTAAGCAGATTTGTCACAGGGTCAATGATACCAGTGGCATTTGAGCCGTCAATTACCTGCAGGCGAGGATAGCCGTTATCTTCTCGGATATAGACGAAAGAACACGCTGAGATAAGAGCCGAAAGCACCGCAGAGTCAATGAGTATATCCTGATTGTTTGACAAGAATATTTCGCTCAGATTAAATTCATCATTTTGAAATTCATCGAACTGCAAGCGGTCAGCAAGGCTATCGACTGCTTTCGCACACCAACCGACAGTTTCCTTTAGCCCCTTGAATTTTTCGGGAGCAAGGCTCGAAAAGTCCTGTGCGTTATTTTTCATTTCGTAGTACTTATATCTCAATAGCACTCGTGTTTGTTTATCGGCAAGTCTGCGTCGCAGATAGTCAATTCCGTATATTTCGTTTGTCATATTTTTGCTCCTGTTTAAAATTCTGCGAGATATTTACACAATGAAGGCGTGAACGTGAAAAGCGCCCTCAAAGGGGGTGGTATGCCCCCATATGCTCAAAAAAATTGGAAATTTCGTGGAAATTCGTGTTTAAATCGACTTCCAATCAAAAGTTTGCGGTAAAACACGGTTGGATACGGCTTCTACCTTTTGGTCAAACACCTGTTTTTCTACCAATTTATCAGATTTTTGACGATTGCAACACCAATGAGCAAGCTGTAGGTTTTCAAGGGCTGAGGGGTGACCGCCTTTTGCAATGGGTATGATATGATCTATGCAAGCTGACAGTGGGTGTGGATACTTCAAGGAAAAATCAACAGGTTTTCCACAGATACCGCAGACTGTTTGGGTAGCATATATCTTCTTCTTGTTGATACGAAACTGTGTTTGATGTGAGCCGTTTCGGTCTGGTCTTGGTATTGGCATAAGGTCACCTTCTTAACGCAAAAGCGACCGCAAAATGCAGCCGCCCTTGTGAAAATAATTTAAGGAGTTTTGTAAATGGTGGAGCAGATGTTGAGCTGGCACGCTCTCGACCTGCATAGCCCCTTACGGGGCTTAGAAAATTGGAGGTGACTTCAATGAAAGTACAAGTCTGAGGTACATCTACACTTTCCTCAGTTTAAATTATAGCACATCTAAAACGAACAAAACGAACATACTTGATTATTTTTTCAAATATCTTTTGACCGCCATTCTACAGCCGTCCGCTGTACCTCCGATCTTGTGTCCTATCTGTATCCAAGTCAATCCCTTTACAAACCTGAGTACAAATATCTTCCTCATTTGTCTATCCTCTATCCCCTTGATAAACTCCTCCACAGCCCCCTGCTCACGCTCTAGTCGAGCCTGTTCGCACAGCAGTGAAAGTGTATCGCCACTTGGCAGAAAGCCGTCTATGCGTGTGCTGTGGGGCGTGTAGGACGGCGGAGTGCATACGCTGATACTGTCGGCAACGTACTTGCCTGAAAGCTCTGCCTTGATGTCCTCAATGGCTGCTGCGTTCCTGCGGTAGGCTTTCAGGCGTGACATGGTCATAGGGTCAGCCATTAGCAACACCGTCCATTCTTGCTCCGCAGTTAGGACAGTAATTATAGTAGCAATGCCCACAATAATATGCCGTTTCAGTTAATCCTTTGCATTCGGAACATATCCATTGTTTATTGTCAATTGGGTCATTGCCAGGTTTAAGCCAGTCTCCATGCTTGACCTCCTGCACGTCTGCGATAGGCACTGTTGCCATTACATCTACCAGCTCAGACAGTGTAATGCCTAGTTTATCACTTATGATTTCTGCTGCATTAACAGCGTCGATGTATCTTGCCATATGTTATACCTCCTAAAAAGTTACCGTCACATTCAACACAGCCGCCGCTATCCAGTAGACAGCTTTTTTGTAGTCTTTCTGTACGGCATATATAACCGCCGCTCCCACGTCTAGCAAAATCAGCAGAAGTGGGAAGATGTATTCGGGTTTGATTTTTACCATGTTATCCCTCCTCATTTCCCCATTGTTCAGCCATTGCTTGTGCTATGCCTGGAAATGTTTTGGATCTTGTCTTGCTGTTACGAACCATTCCGCAGTTTGTACGTGCAGTGCCGTCCGCCTTTTTGCTACCGCCTGATACCCATGAACATATGGGTTTAACAACGTTTGTCGGTGTCAATTTAGGCAGATTTTTCAGCCACAAACACGTTTTTTTGCTGTATGGGTGTCCATATTCATATGGCTGTATAGTCTGCGTATATTTCGGCAACCGATATACTCCAGACGGGATTGGATTTTCAACAGCTATTTTTTCAACAGGTGCATGAATAAATTTCAGGAAAAATTCTTTTGCGTCTTGTCCATTTTCAAATCTTTCAAGATCAATGTATCTTTTTTCATTAATTTTTTTGTACAGCCGTACTGCCCCTGCGTTGCTAAGATATGTACACGGCGGATGAGCTATCAGCAAATCCCATTTGTCTACCGTATGTGTCTGACCGTCACAAGTGGTAAAATCTACATTGCCATTGATAACAGCCAGAGCGTCGCCTAAGATATGCCATTCAGGGTGACCGCCTGAACACATCTGAATATCGCAGCTGTATGCTTCGTGCCCTTTTGCACGAAACGCCTTGCAGACCTCTTGTGATTCTTCACAGGCTATTAATACCTTCATGTTATCCCTCCTCAAACTCAGGGCATTCAACCACAGTATACGAATGTATCATACCGCCCTTTTGCGCCTCATACATTCTGTGCTGACACGTCCTCCAACCCTCAACCGGACTGCGGTCTATGGACCATGCACATCCTGTGAGGTATTCTCCTGTTATCTTATCCTTTGTCGGTACTGCGTGGCGGCAGTGCCAACAGAGGGTGTGGTCAGTGTGTTTCATTCTCACACCTCAACTCTTCCAGCCTACAATACACCAACGTATTGCCACAAGTCTTGTCAGCGATCTCCGCCTGATAGAAGAATTGACCTGTCTTTCTGCTCTTGCGGATAATGCACCCTGTCAGCTCGTAGCAATCAGAGCCGTTGTAGCTCACCCTGCGTCCAAGACTTTTCTTTACCTCATGTATCGTCATAGCTCTTCTATCCTCACATAAATGCCGGGCGTATTCGCCCAGAACTTTTCGCATATCTCACTTGCCACAAGCTGGTCATCTGTCCAGAAGTCAAGCTTAGTCATACAGTCCTTGAACATCTTCTGCAAGTTGTCTGTGTCAGGCTTGGTGGTCTTGTACTCTCCGTCCTTGTGTTTGCCGTCATTTGGGAACAGCCACTTTGTTATGAGCCTTATCCCACAACTATACTTCTCAGGCGGTCTGTGCCTTGCAAGGTTTGCCGTGAGTTTCTCTTTTGCCGCCTTTACTTCGGGTGGGTCATAAAATATCGGCTTGCCGTTTCTCACATTTACCTTGTGTTCCTGAGCCGTAGCTGTCGGCGGTATCATCGCCATAAAAAATTCAGTCATCATCTTCCTCCTCACATTTGAAATCTACTCCGTGCCATTTGTGTGACTTGTCATCATACACCAATGCCCCCGACTGTTTGACCATATCCCAAATGTATTTGAGTACCTCCGGCTGTTTCACGAGCCACCAAAGCGTGCGTGACTTTCGATAGTCAAAATCTTCATTAGGCAGCTTATGAAAAAGAGGTGGCATTCTCTTAGCTGCATTAACAACGTCTTGTCTTGCCTTACTTCTTGTTGCTTTCATCTGCGTGTGCTCCTCTCGTGCGTCATTATTCTGATTACTTTTTCGTCGGGGCAGTTTCAAGCCCCCGACAAAAAGTATTGTTTATAATAATAGATTTGTCTGTCCGTCTGACAATCTCGGTAATTTTCGATATTGTCCGACAAGAAAATAGTTCGATTTTGTCCTGACACTTTCTCGATTTTTTCTTGTCTGTCTAAAGTTCAAAAATTCGATTTTGTCTTGTCTGTCTACTGAGCTTTTAAACCGCATTCTCCCTCTTCTATCCAGAAACCTCCGTGCTCTTTGAGGTATCTTCCAACGGTCTTTTCACTCTTTCCTATGTACTCCGCCAACTCAGAAATGCGGCACTTGCCGTTCTCCTGCACGCCGCTGAAAGCTGTTTCAATGCTCTCCTTGCGCTCCTTGCTGCGGTCTTCATTGGTCTTCTTCTTGCTGAAATTCTTTTTCCAATTCGGTGAGATGTCCTCTACCTCGCAGTCTTTAAGCACGCCCACAGTATCCTCTCTGTGAACAGGATAATCAAACCACATATTGAGGGGAGCGAACTTCGGGAACTCTCTCAGAGTGCCCTCTATACGCCATGCCGTGCGGTTTCTTACTGCAAGCTTAGCCTTGTCTATGTCGGCCATCATAAGCTTGTATGAGTTCGGGTGCAGGTACTTGTGCGTTATCTCAAGCATTTTTGACGGCGTAACAAGATCGTCCTGTGAACAAAGGTCATCAGTATTTCTGTAAAATCTCCTCATCCAGTTCTCACAGATACGACAAACAGTTTCGTCCTCCTGCTGCTTGTAAAGGCTGTCTGAAATGTCAAGCTCTGAAAGGTCAAGAAGTGCGTCAGGGTCACGGGCGAATACTCCTGAACCGCTGGCTCTGTCCATTGAACGCTTACCGCCCTGCGCTCCCTTTGAGTGGTGGTGGCAGTATATGACCGCACAGCCAAGCTCTGTGCATACCTTGTCAAATTGGTTGCAAAAGTGCGCCATTTGGTCTGCTGAGTTCTCGTCGCCTGTTATGACCTTGTAGATAGGGTCTATTATTACAGCAATGTAATTCTTCTTGCTTGCACGTCGTATGAGCTTCGGTGCAAGCTTGTCCATTGGTACGCTGTGACCTCGCAAGTTCCATATGTCTATGCTGTTGAGATTTTCAGGCTCTAGGTGCATTGCGGTGTACACGTCCTTGAAACGGTGCAGACAAGATGCTCTGTCAAGCTCTAGGTTGACGTATAGTATCTTTCCTTTGGTGCATTGCCAGCCAAACCACTTGACCCCCTCAGCTATCGCCACGCACATCTCGATAAGCGCATAAGACTTGCCTGCCTTTGACGGACCTGCAATGAGCATTTTGTGACCCTGTCTGAGAACACCGTCAATAAGTGGCGGAGCAAGCTCAGGCAGGTTATCCCACTCAGCACTCAGGCTCTCAGGGTCGGGGAGATCATCATTGATACTCTCTATGTAATCTTTCCATTCCGAAAAGCTTTCTTTGCCTATGTTCTTGTCAATGATGAACTGTTTCTTGCCGTTCCTCATTACGCCTGGCATACGGCTAAGACGTGAGGGATTGCGGTTTTGTTTATCTATGTCAAGACCGCTTTCCTTGCAGACCTTGTAAAGAAAATCAACACGCCTGCGGTATTCATCATAGTTTGGAGCGTCTATCTTGACGATAGCGTGAACGCTCTTTCCACCGCTGTATACAAGCACAGCGATAGGAAGTTCAAGCTCTCTCATCACAGCATTCTGCTGTTCTATAGGCATACTGTCGCTTTCAACAAGAGCATAGCGGTAGTCTGTTACATTCTCGTTCTTTACGCCCTTGCCGTCAAGAGGATTGAAGCGGATCCACGCTCCGGCTTCTTCCTTGTAGTCGCCAAACACAGCACCAATGTCGCCGTTACATTCGCCAAGCCTCTTGATAAGCTCCCCTGCCGTCCTGTCACAGCACCCCTTTGTGGGCAGATACCTGGTCTTGCCGTCCTTTTCTGTTTCCCACGTTTGCGTAACATAGCCCACGTTCTCTCCTGCTTCAAAGAGTGTTTCAAGATATGTGACTATCTCCTTGACAGGATCCCATTGGGCAGGCTCGGTTATCGGTATGCCCTCACCGCCGTTTACAAGGGGACTGCTTTCTTCTGCAACTATCTCGCCGTCCCAATCGTATGCCTGAAACTCATGGGGGCTGTATCCTCTTTCCTTTGCCATTTGCACGATAGTTCCTGCGGTCACGGGCTGAGCATTGCCGTTAAAGCCTTGCCACTTGTGTTGGCACTCACCGCTGTGATAACGGCTGTCTGACCTTGACCAACTGTCCCAATCGTTCACGGAATAGCCCTCGTGCTTGAGAGCCATTCCCACATTGACCCATTCTTGATAATCACAGCTTGCAGGGTCTATGTATTCAAGCATTTTAAGCAAATTTGTGTTATCCATTCACTTCTCCTTAGTTCTCAGGTGTGTATGTTTTCGGGTCGATATCTCTCGGCACTCTCCAACCATTGGCAGAAATACGAGCTATCATCCTGCTTGCACTGTCAAAGCTCCAAGAGCCAACGTGTTCAAAACCCTTGCTTTCAAGCAGCCTTATCTGCTTTGGAGTGGTAAGTCCTGCATTGCGGCGCTTTTCAAGGCGGTCAAGGATAAGCTTTGCCTTGCCTGCGTTGTCTATATCGTCAGGGAAAATGCCCAACTTTTCAAGCCTTGCCTTCTGCTTGTCGGTAGCAGGAGCACACTCCCAGCCAAAAGCAGGAACATAAGAGGACAAGTCCTCAGCCTGTATTGACATTTCATACTGCAAAGGGTCAACGAGCTTTCGCTTGCGTGTTTTCATTTCTTTGAGCTGCTTTGCCAAAGACTCTTCACGCTGTGCCACAACGTCCTCGCTTGCCTGCTTTTCGGCTTCTTCGATATCCACTGCACAGCCTGCCTCATTGGCAAGGTTTTCGGTCATTTTCTCAGCGACCTCTTCATTCTGACAGATAAGGTGTGCAGGTCTGCAAAGCTCGTGGCGTTCTGTGTGCCATAGGAAATCAAGCAGTAAAAGCTCTGTCTTTCCCTCGCAAAGCCTTGTGCCTCTGCCTACCATTTGACAGTAAAGCCCACGCACTTTTGTTGGTCTTAGTACGATAACGCAGTCAACTGACGGACAGTCCCAGCCCTCTGTGAGGAGCATTGAGTTGCACAGCACGTTGTATTCGCCCTTGTCGAAAGCTTCAAGTATCTCCGCTCTGTCTGTGCTTTCTCCGTTGACCTCAGCAGCGTTGAACCCTTTGCTGATAAGGATATCACGGAACTTCTGAGAGGTCTTGACAAGCGGCAGGAACACAACTGTCTTGCGTTTCTTACAGTATTTGAGCATTTCATCAGCTATCTGATAAAGATATGGGTCAAGTGCCGTGTCGATATCACTAGCCTTGAAATCTCCTGCCTGAGTTGAAACTCCTGAAAGGTCAAGTTTTAGCGGTATGGTGATAGCCTTAATAGGTGAAAGATAGCCCTCTTTGATAGCCTGCGGCAGGGTGTATTCATATGCAAGGCTGTCGAACACCGAGCCTAAATTCTTCATGTCGCCCCTGTCAGGTGTAGCCGTTACCCCAAGTACCTGAGCTTCAGGAAAATGGTCAAGCACTCTCTGATAGCCGTCTGAGATAGCGTGATGAGCCTCGTCAATGATAATGGTATCGAAGTAATTTTCCGAAAAGCCTTTGAGCCTTTTCTCACGCATAAGGGTCTGAACTGAGCCTACTACTACACGATACCAAGAGCCTAAACAGCTTTGCTCTGCTTTCTCGGTGGCACAGCCAAGCCCTGTTGACTTCATAAGCTTGTCCGCTGCCTGGTCGAGCAGCTCGCCCCTGTGGGCAAGGATAAGCACACGCTTACCCTGCCGCACACATTCTTCCGTAACAGCCGAGAAAAGTATTGTCTTTCCCGTTCCTGTGGGCAGAACTGCAAGGACTTTGTTTATTCCCTCAGACCATTGTTCGAGTATAGCAAGCTTAGCCTCGTTTTGATATGGTCTTAAATTCATCATCAGAACGCACCGGCTTTCCAGCCCCCTGTCTGAGCAGGCTGACTACTGTCTCTTATACACACCTCCGAGCCCACGAGACTAAGGC